TGACTGGTGTCTGACTGCTGATGACTGTGGTCTGACTACTGATGACTGTGGTCTGACTACTGATGACTGTGGTCTGACTACTGATGACTGTGGTCTGACTTTGGTTCTACCTATGTGGTGGGTCAGAGGTAGCTCTCTAGTAGATCAGAGGTAGATCAGAGGTAGATCTCTAGTGGATCTCTAGTAGATCAGAGGTAGATCTCTAGTGGTACTAAGGTGGACCAGTCCCGATTTGTCTTGAAGAGAATAGACCTTGGCCAGACAAAAATCCTAAGAATGCCTAATGTCTATAGATACACAAGAGCATACCCCACCCCCCTATGGTCATCTGACACTACATCAGTTGACCTATGTTATCCCATGTTATCAGAGGCTTAGTGTGTCTTGGCTGTGGTTATGTACTAATCAATCAATCATTTGTCGGGACTCCAGCCCACTTTTGGACCCCCCGTGCCTCTTCTGTCAGGACCACTTCAAAAACTAGGGTAAAGCCTCGGGTTGTTGTTGTTGTTCTGTCCTCGGTAAACACAGGTCCACCCCAGAACACGAAGGTCTTCTACCCATGAACATCGGTTTTTCTACCCCAGCATCTGGGAACTACCTGCACATCCTACCAGTGCTGAACCTGTATTTCATGGAGGATGACGACATGCTCTCAACAGATACCTACCTAGAAGCCGTCGAGATCGGATGGCTCGGTTTTAGCCTGTGGTTTGAGTCTTCTAGATTCTAGAGAGACCCCCACGATTTACATACGAAAAGGATGCCCATAGATGGCTCTAGAAGTTGGCACATACTTAGATGATCTGGTCGATACCAACCCAGCGTCTACAGATGGCATCGGTCAGGCTGATGATCACATCCGTCTGATCAAGAAGGTACTCAAGAACACCTTCCCGAACATCACTGGTCCTGTCTTAGGATCTCAAGAAGAACTCAACCTGATCGATGGTCTCACGGCCACCACAGGCGAACTCAATCAACTAGAGGGCTACTCTGGTACTGTGTCTGATCTGAACAAGATCGTCGCTACCACAGCCACTGCAGCAGACCTCAATCTACTAGATGGGGCTGTAGTCACCACTGCAGAGATCAACAAGCTGTCTGGTCTTAATACCACCACAGGCGAACTCAACACTCTCGCAGGTATCACAGCGTCCACCTCAGAACTCAACAAGATCGATGGATACAGCGGTAACTCTAGTGACCTCAACATCTTGTCTGGGGCAGCAGCAGCTGGGGTCTCCTCCACAGAACTACGGCACCTCAATGGTGTGACCTCTGGTATCCAGACCCAGCTAGGAACCAAAGCTAACCTGAGTGGTGCTGCGTTCACTGGTGAGGTCTCAACGCCCTTAGTGGATACCAATACCATAGAGATTGGCGCATGGACCGTCACTGAGGTGGCTGGTGTCCTCAAGTTCTCCATTAGTGGTGTCAACAAGATGTCTCTTGATAGCTTTGGGAACTTGATTGTAGCGGGTGATGTGACTGCCTTTGGTACTGTCTAATGGCAATCACAAGTAATGGTATGGTCACCCTCTCAGACCTGCGAAATGAGTATGTAGCAGCCTCTGGGCCTGTGTCTATGTCCCAGTTAAACCGTGGTGGTGGCTATGTCCCCCTCGGTGGCTCACGTAACACTGCAATCCCAACCTCAGACAGCAACCTCTCGTTCTCCAAGTACAGGAACACCTCCAAGACTGTGTCTGTTACCTATGAAATCATTGGTGGCGGCGGGGGCGGTGGCTTTGGAGTTGATGATGAAGGTGAAGGGAACCGAGGAACCTATGCTGGCAGCGGTGGAGCCTCTACCCTCAGTGTCAACAGTACGGGTTCTTGGGTCGCCCAGATAACCGCCTCTGGTGGTCGGGGTGGCGAAAACTGTGGTCGCTCCAGAGGTGCTAATGGTGGCACTGGTGCTGCATCTGCATATGGCTCTGGTGGTTCTGGTGGTCGCCTCAATAGCAATGGTTCAAGTGCTTCGTCTGCAAACTACGGTGCGGGCGGGGGTGGTGCTGGTGGTGACAAGGGTTCTACCTACGACTCGGGTGGTTGTGCGGGTAGCGGGGGCAGTGCCTCCGAACAGCAGACTGGCACCCTGACCTTAGAATATGACACCTCTATCAGACTGTCGGTGGGTAGTAGAGGCCTTGGTGGCAATAGTACCTATGACGGTGGTCGTGGTGCTGGTGGCTACGCCAAAGCGACTTGGGATGGCAAGGTTAACTCCCTAACATCATCAAGCGCTGACTATTTAATCAACTAAATATACCCCTCAAGAGGAACTGCGGATGTTTATCAATGTCGATGCCTTCAAAGGTCATTCCGCAGCCCTAGATGAACTCCCCGATAACTGCCGAGATGCCACAAGTGAACTCATCTGGTCATACCGATCAGGTGTCGTTTCCCTGTGTTGGGTCACAGAGGATCTTGTTGCATTCACAGAAGTTCTCGGCGGTACGGTCCCTGAGGTTCTAACCATTAGTGGCTCCCGTCGCTACTTTGTGGACCTAGAGAGCCTCGGCTCCGATAAGATCCGCTTGTACATCGATAGTCCAAATGATGGTGAAGTCCTGCTTGGATACTACTTCAGTTCCCTTGAGCATGATGCGGTCCCCTACGAATACAAGGTTTACTCATCTGTCTCCAAGACTGAGGTCTCCATCAACCGATACACAGGTAGTGGTGATCTGATTTCAGAAGGGGAGGGTGAGGTTCAAACCAATGACCCCACAGACTGGAGTGGACCAAGCGTACTACTTGATCTGTGCAAAGTGCAAACTGGTAGCTTCCGTATTCTCAAGAAGGTCTCGAAGGACCAATCATACCTAAGATTGACGGGATTTTAAGAATGCCTAATCTACCAATACGTGATCTAGGGGCCATTGGTGTCGTCACTGATGTCGAACCCTTCAATCTCCCGTTCAATGCCTTCACACGGGCCAAGAACGTAAGGTTCATCAACAATAGCATCGAGCATGCCCCAATCTTCCGCGAAGTGCACGACTTGGGTACAGCTGACAAGCCATCTTTTGTTTACGGACTGTTTACCCAAGACGGCTACGACACCACCTTGGTCGTCACTGACGCCTTCAAGGTTCTCGAGATAGCTAACTCGGCAGTGCTAGAAGTCTATAATGATAACGCCCTAACAGCCAACCAGAGGCCCTACACAGGGTGCTCACTGGCCAACGTCGAGTACATCAACCGAACAGACACCACGCCCATCTACCGTGGCCCCACGGACCCAACATTCAGTCCCCTGCCTAACTTTGTTCCCAATTCAACATGCATCAGCCTCCGTTCCTATGGGGACTTCCTGATTGCCTTGAATATGAACGAGGGTGGCGTTGAGTACCCTACACGGGTACGCTTCTCAGACCTTGTCTTAGCCAACCAGATCCCGTCCACATGGGATGCCAGTGACCTGACCAATTCTGCTGGTTTCAACGACCTTGTCCAGATGGAGACACCAATTGTAGATGGTCTGTCCTTAGGCACCAACTTCTTCATCTACTCTAGTGACCAAGTCTGGCAGATGGAGTTCGTTGGTGGTGCCTTCATCTTCAACTTCCGTAAGTCCTTCGACAACACTGGGTGCATCAACACCAACTGTGTCGTAGAATTGGACAACAAGCACTATGTCTTCGACAACGACGACATCTACATGCACGACGGTATCTCCAAGCAGTCCATCTGTGACAAGCGTGTCCGCAACTACATCTTCTCGGGTATCGACAGGTCCAAAGTTGACAAGTGCTACGTCCAACTCAATACCACCCTAGAAGAGATCTACTTCTGCTATCACTCTGGTGATGATCTCGCGGTCTACACTGACGCTACCCACTGTAATCGGGCGGCTGTGTACAACTACAGATCCGACACATGGTCCTTCATGGACATGCCCAACACTGTCTCTGGTGCATCCTCTAATGTGAACTCAGTAGAGACCTATGATACTATTGCACAAAGCTATGGGAACGTGGGTGGTAACTACCATGAACAGGAAAGTCAGTACACGATCTACAGTCTAGTAGTGTCTCGGGCCTACACTGGTGACTATGAGGCAATCAGTACGAACAGGCTGCTAGGTATCGATCTTACCGACAGGGGTTACCTGACCAAACCATCAGTTCCTGAACTCAAGTTTGACGCTGTGATTGAGCGTGTCGGCATTGACCTTGACGAGGCCCAGATCCCACTTTCTGGGTACAAGGTTATCAACCGTATATACCCACAGGTCAGCACAGTTAACTCCGAGCCATTTATTGACTTCCAATTTGGTTCCTCAAAGTATGCCACGGAAGTCCCTGTCTATGACCAAAAGGTCACCTTCAATATGGTTGACGACTACAAAGTCGATAGCCGTATGTCTGGCCGCTACCTAAGCTACAGGGTCACACTCCCAACACCCAAGGACTTTTCCCTCAGTGGATTTGACCTTGATCTACAGATCGTCGGGAGGCGCTAACCATGTCAGTAGATGACAAACAAAACGTAACTCTGACACCCTACATTCGTCGGAGTACACCAGCGCTACCAGAGAGTATGCGTATGTTCATCACCGAGGAGTTGCGCCAGATCGAGAGCAGTATGCGTTCTCTAATTGATGCAACTCCACAGGTCACTGACAGTCCACCAGACAGCCTAAGAACTGGCATGGTCCGATACGCCGTGACCCCATGGGATCCACTCAATAACGGCTACTCAGGTCTCGTTGTCTACAATGGGACAGCTTGGGTGCAAGTATAGGAAATACACAATGCATGAAGATCTCCACATCCGCACATCACTCGTAACGATGCAGCGGCTCATGGAGCATGGCATTGAACAGGGTGAGTTTGAGGATCGCATTGCCGACACCTCGCTCACCCACTATTTCACCCCTGTCAGCGAAGAGTATGGCTGCGCACAGTATGCCAGAGAACTCTTTATGCCCGCAGGGACTATCTGCGTGGGTAAGCTACACAAGCTACCACACCTCACGTTTCTGATGAAGGGACGTATGATCATCGTCTCTGAGAATGGTGGTCACCAAGAGATGGTAGGGCCAACGACTTTTGTATCCCCAGCGGGTTCCAAACGTGCCTTTCATGTCCTCGAGGACTCAATCCTAACTACGGTCCATGTGACCAAATACAGCACAGAGACTGAAGTCCCCCTGATCGAGGATGAAGTCATTAGTCCCACATATGAGGCTATGGGTCTCGAAGAGCCAGACACCACAGGTTTGGAAATCTTCTTGTCAGACCACTCATCCCACACAAACGAGGAATAACAAGATGGCTTTTATTGCAGCAATTGCCACAGTTGGCAGCGCCGCGCTTGGTGCGTATGGCGCAAACAAAGCGGCCAAAGCACAGAACAAACAAACCGAAGCAGCTATGGCTGGTTTCAAGCAGTACAAGCCATACGTCGATGGCATGCTAAAGGGGAGCAAAGGTGCCCTCAACGATCAGCTAGGTGCTGGATACTACCAAGGCCCCACGTATGCAGGTCCAAACGATCTTCAGATAGGCACTGCAGCAACCATGGGCCAGTATGGCACTGGTCTGATGAACAATGGCTTTGGTATGCTGAACGCCAACGCCAACTATGGTTCAAACGCTCAAGATCTCTACTCGAGTGCCGCAGCCAACGCTGGTAACATCAGTGGCTACGCAGGTAACTTCAACGACATCTACAACCAACAGCAGGGTGTCGCATCAAACCAAGGTAACATCGCAGGTTCCATCCAAGGTTCCGCTGGTAACTTCAACACCTTGGCCAACCAACAAGCAGGTGTCACAAGCCAGTTCCAAGGTCTCGCCAATCAAGCGACTGGCACTGATTACCTCGGTAATGCTAACGCCTACGCCTCAGCGAACTCTCAGCCACTTGTTGATGCCGCCCTGCGTGATGACCGTCGTAATCTCCAAGAGAACACCCTGACTGGCATCGACATGTCGGCCTCAGGCTCTGGCAACATGAACTCAAGTCGCGCTGGTATTGCTGAAGCAGTCGCCAACCGTGCCTATGATGACCGTCGTGCAGATGTCACCGCTCAGGTTCAATCCGACCTACGTCAGGACAGTCTCGCCCAGCAGAACCTCCAGTTTGGTCAGGCCAACACGGCTCTGTCTAACGTCGGTAGTTCTATCTCTGGCACTGGTTCCCAGTACGGGAACAACATCAGCGCCTTGAACTCTGCATCAGGTGCCTTCGGCAACCAAACATCTACCCTCAACTCGGCAGGTGCAGCGGCTACAGGTGCCATAGGTGCATACGGTAATGCCAACAGTGCGCTTACCCAAGCTGGTGACTTAAATAGTCAGATCTCCAGTGCCTACAACAACGGTCTCAACACAATGCAGACTGGTGGATCTATGGCTATGAACGCTGGTGGTGTACTTAACGGGTTCGATCAGGCTCAGATGGACGCAGATCGTGCAGCCTTTGAAGGCAACCGCGACTTCGCAATGAACGCCTACAGTGGATACAACAATGGTATTTTGAACCGTGCCCCCGCCAACAACCAGCCCATCTCAGGTAATGCTCCAGCTTCCCCTATTGCTGGTGCTCTTGGTGGCGCAATGCAGGGTTATGACTTCTACAACCAATACTTCGGTGGTGGTCAACCAACATCACTTGCCCCAACGACATCCATGCGGCCACAGGCTCGTCCTGCAGGAGGTTTTGCTTAATGGACCTCACACAACTCTATAACGACCCAGCCACACAGATGCTGGCCCAGCGCTTTGGTCTCTCTGTACAAGACTATGTTGGCCAGCTGGACCCTCGTGCAGTTTCTCAAAACCTTTCTAGGTTAAGCCAAGGCCCCGCCTTATACACAAACCCAGACCAGTACAGCAACATGTTGGCTACTGGTGCTAACAGCCCACTTGCTTACATCCCAGAGCAGGGCAACCCCGTGACTGAAGGGATGCTCTTCAACCCTACTATGGGTCAGCCACCACAGGCTGACGGACCCCCACAGGTGCCAACGGCTATGTCAGGTGGTCCTACTCAGCGTGAAGCACCAATGCTTGCACAGCCCCCAGTAATGGGCCAGCCACCAGCAGCACCACAGGAGGCTCCAATACTCGCCTCTTCTGGTATGGGTGCATCCCAAGGTGCCTTGAGTAATAGTGGGGCAGGGGCTGCAGTAGTATCCCGTCCTAACGCTGGTCCTTCATCTGGTTCCCGTCAGACACCTACGAACAACACAGCCAACGCCCGTAACTCTGGTATGCCAGACATGCGTATTGGCCGTTCTGAGGGTCTGGGCCGCATTGGTACTGCCATACTCGCTGGTAACAAGACTGGTCTTATGGATGCTATGGCCGCTGGCGGTAACGCTATGTACGCCACCTCCGACGCCAATCGCCAAGCAGAACTAGCTGAGTATGAGAACTCAGAGCGTCTACGCCTAGAGAAGGTCAAAGAGGCGCAAGTCGCTGCTGCTCTCGCTGCCCGTGGTCGTGGTGGCTCTGGTGGCTCTGGTCGTGCATCCTCCTATGGATCTGTTGGTGCACAAGCTGCACAGTTCAACGAGATCATTGCAGCACTAAGATCTGATGGGAACCTCACTGGCCCGATAGCAGGTACTGTTGGTCAGGCAAGAGACAGGTCTGGTGTATTTGGTGGTGATGCTGCCCGTGCAGACCTGAGACTCCAGATGGAGGGTATCGCTCTAAATGAGCAGCTACTCTACACCGCCGAAACCAAGGGTGCCATCACGGATCGTGAGATGGCTATGTTCCGTAAGCCAATTCCTAAGATCACAGACAGTGAAGAACTTTGGATTGCATGGCTTACACCCCGTGCAGACGTACTGAACCAGCTTGCCCAAAATGGAATCTCAAATGCTGCTGCTGCCGCCTCAGGTGGTGGTGGCTCCACACCAGCCCCCACTGCCTTCAATCCTAGCGATTACACAATCGAAGAAATTGACCAACCCTAGAAAGGCTAGCTATGCCAACATACAAGATTACTGGGCCAGATGGACGTAAGTTCAAAATCTCTGGTCCAAACAAAGAAGGTGCGTTGGTAGCCCTACAGGCTCAACTAGCAGGTGCAGCCACTCAGCCAGCCCCAGACACCTCCCTATCTGGTGCACTTGTTCAAGGGTATGATCAAGCTGGAGCGATGGTTGGTAAGGGCATCCAATCCCTTGGTGAGTACGCCTCTATCCCGTCCGTAGAAAACTATGGTCGGGAAATGGCAGACCGTAACGAAGCCGAGATTGCTGCTTCTGGCTACCAACGACCAGAGGGTGCTGATGGTATCATCAAGAACCTAAGAGAGGGTGAGTTTGCCAACGCAGGTAACTCTCTTCTCTACGGGGCCACAGAAGCACTCCCACAAGTAGGTGGCGGTGTTGTCGCCTCAGTTGGTGCTGGACTAGCCGCTACGACTGCCCCAATCCTTGGCACTGCAGCTGCTGTCGGTGGTACTCTGTATGGTGCAGTCAATGCACTAGGTCAGGTACGTGATGAGAAAGAGACCAAAGGTCTTGACCCAACTGCCAATGCCGCTGACCTTGCCACTGCAGCCGCATCTGGTCTTGTAGAACTTCTGCCTATCAAAGGTGGTGGTGCTACATTACGTGTCATGCGTGAAGCTGGACAGGAAGCTGTACAAGAAGGCCTGATCATTGGTGATACAATGGTCCAAGGCGGTGAGTACGTACCTCAGGAAGTAGTGGACCGTTTAGGAGACGCTGCTGTCATTGGTGGTACGATTGCAAAGGGTGCCAACATGGCAACCTCAGCGGCCTCCAAAGTCGCTGACGTAGTAACCCCAGCACCCCGCGAGGACACCCCAGAGAACCGTGCCAACGCATCGTTTGCCCAGCGCATCCAGCGTATCTCCACGACTGGGGATCTAAATGGTGTCCCCTTCAACCTAAAGGATGTCAACTCAGGATCAGCACATGGTGTCCGTGCTGCTATGGATGCATCTCACACTGATCTTGTTGGTCAGATTGCTGACGACGCTAAAGTTTTAAGGGCAAGTCTAGCCTCAAAAGACACTGACCCATTTGATCTGGCACTTGAGAAAGTACAGGCTCAGGTCGGCATCAAGATGGCCAAAAACAAGACAAAGTCAGTAGTTACAAAAGATAACTTTGATGCCCTAGAGAAACTCGTTGGGCGTACTGAAGAGGGTCAAAACCTCTTAAATCTGGTGCGAGAAAGCCAAGTCCTGACCGAGTTACACAACAATGAATACAAAGGTGGTGTGTCCAGATTCACAGACCTTGCACTCCCATTTGATAATGCACAGAATGGCTACAACGTCGGTGCGCAGGTCGCCCGAAACATCACTACCCCAACAGGCTCTTTAGGCCTCGCGCTGTACACAGGTGGTGGGTCCATCCCCTATCAAGCAGGTGTAGTAGCAGCTGGTCGTGGTATCGATGCAGTCACTGGTCGCCGCAGCCGTGTCGACCGCTTCGTCAATAAGAACAAAGACGCTGCAGGTCTTGAGATACCAGCGGGCCTTCCTTCGGTTCGTAAAGGCCGCATAGACGACGCTAGGTTAGCTGAAGATCAAAAGGCAGCATCCGAAGCAGCCTCCGCAGCATCACTGGCGCAGCGCACAGAGCGGCTGAAGCAGACGAACTTAGGTTTGGCCAAGAAGAATGCACCCCCTGTACCAACTAGCCCACAAGGCACCGTGGAGGCCGCTACAGGCTTAAACCGTAGTGGTGTCGCCCGTATCCTCCGTGTGGTCGAGGCAACTAACCAAGACCCACTGATTGGTGAGGCCATTCAAGCGTATCGTGGTACTGTAGCAGTCGGTGGACGTGTCCCAGACATCAGCCCACTGATCCGCACGATCAACCAGATGGTCGAAAGCCAACCAGCGTTCAAGCAGATGCGTGTACGTGAGCCAGATACTGGTGTTGCTCAGGCTGCTTCTACTGGTTCGCCCATCCAGACATCCCCAGAGAACTACCAACGTGGCATCGATGACAACAAAGCGATGCTGCAAGATCTCAAGGATGGTGCAAAGACTGACCCTACGATGTCCCCTGCAGACAAGTCGAAAGTCTTGGGTGCTTTGGACGAGATGGGGATGAACCTCGGCACAGACCCAGCTGGTAAGGTCAATGAGATCCTCTCAGGTCTCGATGGTGTAGATCCAGATGCTGTTGCAGCCTACGTCGAGCCATATGCGGCCCGTGTTATAGGTCAGCAGGATGGCCCTGTTCGTGGTCAGGTTACCCCTCCAGAGGCCACTCCCCCACAGGTTACCCCTCCAAAGTTTGGCGGGAAGACTGACGTAGGCCTCGACACATCGCTGGCTAATGCCTTCACCCTCGCAAAGGATGAGGTGTTTGCAAAAGGTCGTGATCTAAAGATGCAACTGCAGGAAATGTCACTGAAAGCACAAGAGCGTGAAGGGATTGATCTCACAACGCTTGATGATGCTAACATTGACCGCTTGGCTGACTTTGTCGTGGCTGATGCCTTGGAAGCAATCAAGGACAATGCAAACGCCATTGGTTGGTATGATCGCACGATCACTAAGGCATTGGAAACTGTTGGCGAACTTTACCCAGAGGTGCTTACAGATCCCGCAGCTAAACTACAGTTGATCTGGGCAGTAGCTGTCACATCAAACGGCCTCAAGGTAGATAAGAACTTTGAGATCGCTTTGGCGGCATACCAAGGTATCAGGGATACAGGACGCTTCCCAACAAAATCTGGTATTGGACAAGCAGCCTCTGCTATCAACAGTGGTTTGGCACAATACCACACCATGCTGGATAAGTTTAATGGTGACCCCGTTGCACTTGCTCAGTTCATGAACAGCCAAATCCCAGTGAAGCAGCTGGAGAAAGAGTATGGCGTAAAGATCTCAGGTGAAGGAAAGAACACCCTAGTTCGTGGTGCCTCTATCCTTGGACCTAAGATTGGCAACGGTTTCTTCTCCAACCTCTATGGTAACTTTGACGAACTGACTATGGATCGCTGGTTGATGCGTACTGTTGGCCGTTGGCGTGGTAGTCTTGTTAAGATCAACAAACCAATGATCTCTAAGAAGACTTCTGAGATACAGGGGATTCTTGCAGGCCTAAAAATAAAGGACTTCAAACCTCTTTTTGCAAACTCAGACATTAGCCCAAAAGGTAAGATGTCAAAAGCAAATGTAGAACTTCTATCTGCTGAGATTGCAAAGCTATCCATGGACCCTAAGTGGCGTGAAGATATCAATGCCATCGAAGGTGGTGAAGACCTCCGAAAAGCTGGTAATGGTTTAGCAAAATACCTAGATGGCCAAGTTGAGGCCCCCGCTGGTGCAAAAGAACGTGACTTCATCAGGGAAGTGTTCAAGCGTGGGCTGAAGCAGTTACAGGATCTCCCAGAGATCAAAAATGGTTCTAATACAGAACTAACAATGAGTGACTTGCAGGCCCTTCTATGGTATCCTGAGAAACGGCTGTACGACACAGCCAAACAGAAAGATGGAGGTGAGAGCCGTGGCTATGAAGACGACGAAGCGCCAGACTACGCAAACGCTGCAAGAAAAGCTGTCGGAGATCGACTGGGATCTACTGGAGGAACTGGACCAGCAGGAGGAGGGCCAATCGGTCCCAATGCAGGACAACCCCGCCAGTCCATCCAAGGCGGAGGCATCCTCTCAGGAACCAGCCCCACGCCAAACAATCCCACTGCAAGCAGTCCTCCAGCCGTATCTCAAGTAAAGCAAGAGGCTACCCTAGCCAACGCCTCTATAGAAATTGGCAAGGCTGGGTCTGAGTTTGAGAATGGCATCAAGGATTTGGAAGGCGTTCAGCGTCTAGCCGACGCCTACAATGTTGTCATCAAGTTCTACAACTCAAATGAGGATATGCGAACTGCAGTACCTACAGCATCTACAAGTGCGATGGGTGTTTACCAGCAACGTGAAAGAGTAGTCTCTGTAGTACGCACAGGCGACCTCAATGAACTTACAACTGCTTTGCATGAGACACTCCATGGTGTCGGTGTGTCTAGTATGGGAACTGGGAACTACTTGGGGGAACTGCCGACCCAGAATGGCCTCACTGGTCGCCCTGATGTCTATGGTTCAAACAGCATCGAGGGTATCATGGACTTTGTCCTTGGTAAGGCAAAGAACGACCCAGTTCGCCGAGAGGTTCTATCTGAACTCAAGCACATCCAAGAACGTGCTGAGTTTAGCAGCGGCGGTGCCTCAGTCCCCATCCGAGGCGCAAAGTCGATGGCTATGATGCTTAAAGACCTCAAGAAGCAGTATGCTGGCCTTGGTGTAGACTTTGCACCTAATAGGGTCAGAGAGCAGAAGCGTCTAAAAGACTTTCAAAACTATCAGAGATCCATTGGAGAACTCACAGTTGATGCACTGATCTTGTATGCTCATGACCCAAAGACCATGAAGCGTGTTGCCCCAGCAACTGCCCAACTCATCAGGGATATGTTCAAGAAAGCTGGCAACAAGAAGATCCAGTTCTACAACCACCCACTTGCAATGGTTGTCGCTGTGGTCATGGCTATCCTCGCCAAATCTCAAGCACCAGAAGAAGAAGAACAGCAGCAAATGCCAGCTGGGGCACTGTCCCCACAACTAGGCATGCTGTCTGCATAGGAAAGCACATGAACAAGACTGTCTTTGACATGGTCGATATCCTGACACGGATAGAGGCTGTGCTTGCGTCTACGTTACTATCCAAAGCACAGAAAACGGTAGTCTTGGGGGAGATCTCACGGTCTCTCCCAGCACACCAACTCTGTGGGACGTGCGTAGGTACTTACAACTTAACTCAAGATATTCTCGGAGGTCTCAATGGGAGCACCAAAGAAGCCACGCCAAAAGGCCCCCAAAAAGGAGCCGAAGTACCCAAAGAAGGTAGCAGCACAGGCGAAAAGAAAGAACTACTTCGCCACACTGATGGAAACCGAAGAGGGAAGAGCACTTCGGCGCGAGTGGTCAACAAAGCCTCGTAAGAACGGTGGTCGCCCTATGGGTTCCATCGATGGCTACACTAAGGAAATGCTTGAGCCAATCAGGGAGCAGTCTCGCAAAGATGCAGAAAGGATCGTCCAGATCATGTCCGAAGAGTACGACATTGACGATAGCTACGCCAAAGAGGCGCTAAAGACAGCTGTCGAAATCATGCGTGAACCAGCGCAAAACCGAGACAAGCTAACAGCTGCTCGAATGGTATTGGATTTCACCAAGTCCAAACCAACCACCAAATCAGAAGTCACGATTGGTAAAGCCGAAGCCTTCCTAAGTTCGCTCTTGGAGGGCGACACAGAGGAAGAGCAACCAGATGAGCCAAGCGACGAATAGTAAACTGAAGGAGGTGCGCAAGCGCCTTCTCAATGACTTCGACTTCTACAGTAAACACTCCCTGAAGATCCGTACCAAGTCTGGTGACATTCAGCCACTCAAGTTGAACGCTGCCCAGACGATCCTCAATGACGCCGTCTCCAGACAGGTGGCCACAGAGGGCAAGGTTCGGGTCATCATCCTAAAGGCCCGTCAGCAGGGCCTCTCGACCTACGTTGGTGGCTACCTTTACTTCTCGGTGTCCCAACGCCCAGCCGCTAAAGCTATGGTCATCACACACCACTCTGACAGTACCCGTGCCCTCTTTGATATGACCAAGAGATATCATGAGAACTGCCCAGACATCCTCAAGCCACACACGAAATACTCGAGCCGCCGAGAATTGTCTTTTGACGTCCTCGACAGTTCCTTTGTCGTTGCTACAGCTGGTGGCGAGAGTATTGGCCGTGGTGAAACGCTGACCCATGTCCACGCCTCAGAGATCGCCTTCTGGACCAAGAGCACTGCCCTAGAAAACTGGAACGGGATGACACAGGCTGTCCCCAACACCAAGGGCACAGCTATCTTCGTCGAGAGTACCGCCAATGGTGTCACTGGTGTCTTCTATGACCTCTGGAAGGGTGCTGTAGAGGGGACCAACGGTTACGTCCCAGTGTTCATTCCGTGGTTTGCCGACGAGACCTACCGAGAGGATGTACCATCGAACTTTGAGAGAACTCCAGACGAGGAGGATCTCGCTGCAGAGTTTGACCTTGATGATGCCCAGCTGATGTTCCGTCGCAGGAAGATCGCCCAGAACGGCCTTGACCTATTCCGTCAGGAGTACCCGTCCTACGCCGACGAAGCGTTCCTGACCACTGGTCGCCCAGTGTTCAACCAAGAGCCTCTCCAGAAGCGTATGGAGAAGACTGAGGACGTGAAGCAGC